TAAAAAAATATTACCAGAAAAAAATTATGAAGAAACTGCTAAACTACATAATGTACCAGTTCAGAATTTAATTAATAAAGATATTGCAAAAAAGGTTAAAGAACTTGGGTTTGATGGTATTAACTATGGTGATAAAATATTACAAACTTTATAATGAAAACATATAAAATAAAAAATATTAACAATAAAACTATAATAATTAATTTTAATAAAGGTGTAAAAACATTAAAACCAAACGAGTATTTTTTTCATACTGGTGAATTATTTAGTCAAATTATAAATCTTGAAAAAAGTGGTTTTATTTTACTTACTGAAGAAAATTACATTATTAATAAAAAAAATATTATTGATAATATAAAATCTGAAAGTATTAAAGTTGAATTAATATCTGAAAAAAATATTTTAAAAACAAAATCAAGAAAAAACATTAAAAAAGAATAATTTTTATATTAAATTTGTAAAAAATATATTTTAATGAAAAAAGTTTTATTTATATCAAGAGGCAATGGTGGTGTAAACTATCATAGAATTTTAGTTCCATTTCTTTATTTAAAGAAAAATAATAAGGATTATGAATATTATTATGATAATAATGTTGATTATAGTAATGATAACAATCTAAATAAATTATTTGAATACGATTTTATTGTTTATAATAAAACAATTTTACCTAAAGTAGAAGATAACGAAAAATTAATATCAGAATTAAAAAATAAAAATATAAAAATATTTTGTGATATTGATGATTACTGGGTTTTAGATAAAACACACGCATTACATCTACACACAAATTTAATTAATGATGTTAAATTAGTTGAATCAAACATTATAAATGCAGATTTAGTTACAACAACAAACAAGTATCTTTTAAGTAAAATAAAAAGATTAAATAATAATGTTTATATTCTTGAAAATGGTTTTGATGAAAATATTGGTCAATATAAATCATCATGGAAACCATCATCTAAAGTTAGAATATCATATATTGGTTCTTCTACACATGAAAATGATATAAAATTATTAGATGGTACTGTTAATTTATTATTATCTGATAATGAGATAAAAGATAAATTTATAATACAAAATTGTGGATTTAATGTTAAGGGAACTAAATTAAAAAGAGATATTAATCCAGATTTTTTTAAAGTTATAAATTTATTAGGATTAAAAGAAAATGAAATCCTAAAACAATTAATAGAAGTTAATTTTGATTTAAATAAAATAAAAACACTTCCTTTAAATGTTAAAGAAATGTTTAAAGATAAACTTGTTAAATATGTTGTTGTTGATATTGAACCAAAAGAATCACCTTATTACATATACGAAAAAATTCTTTCAGATAATTTTAGAGGGTTATCAAAACAATACATTAATTTTTTACATGAATTTAAAAATGAATTTTATCAAAATTCTGAACATGTTTCATATATTAGAAAATGGAGTAAAGATGTTTTAAATTATATGGAATTTTATGATGAAACTGATGTTGTTATCGCACCACTATTAACAAACGAATACAATAAAAGTAAATCTAATCTAAAAATGGTTGAGGCTTTAACTAGAAAGTTACCAATAGTATGTTCTAATATACAACCATATTCAGAACATGGTATTAATAATACTAACTGTATATTAATTGATGATAGTAAGAAAAATTCATATAGAGATTGGTATAAAGCTTTAAAAAAATTAATTCTTAATGAAGATGAAAGAATAAGATTAGGTCAAAATTTATATGATGATTTGTCTGATAAATTTTCATTAAAAAATATTACAGAAAAAAGATTAAATTTATTTAATAAATATGAAGAATAAATTAAAAGAATATTTTAAAAGTGTTGCAATTAATTTGTCATTAGTAGCACATAACATGGAAAACATGTTATTAAAAAACACTGATGTTGAAAATAAAAGTGGAAATGGCGGTTCATTTGAAATACAAAAGGAACATAAAAATGATGTTTTAAATAAAATGAGACGTGGTGAAAAACACGAAGAATACGTTCAATATTATTATAAATTATTAGAACTAGCTGATAAAGTCGATGTTAATTCTAAAATGTTTTCTAAATATAAAGACAATATTAATTTTGATACATTTGATCAAACATATATTGATCCATTAACAGGTGAAAAAGAAACTATAACTGAAAATTATATTGATCCTAGCAAACATATTGATAAAAAAAGAGAATTTAATAATCCAAAAATAAACGAACATTATAAGTTTATTAAAACAATTAAATTTAATTATTCATTAGGTGATATTTATTCTGATGGGTATAAAACAATTGATTTCGAACCTTCAAATATATTTAAAACTAATAACTATAATAAACTTGATTTTATAAATGTTAGAAGTTTTAATGAAGAAAATTTACTTTTTGAATTTTGGTTAAAAAAAGATACAAATTTATACAGTAAATTAGATCAGGGTTATGATTTTAGTATTAAAGATTACGATGTGATTGGTGAATTGAAAATGTTAGATTCTTTTGTTGAATATTATTTAAATAAAAAGAATACATATAAAATAGATAAATATATTAGCTTAAACGAGTATAATAATCATATCATTTTAACATTTGGTGGAAAACAAATAAATGAACAACAAAATTAAGTATCAAAAATTTGAAAATGTAAGTTCGGTATCATTTAATAAATATAAAATTCTTATGCCGTTATGTTATCACGGTATTGATGATAATAATAATGAATATTTAAAAATAATTATTAATGGTATCGATCTTAAATTAATAAAAAAAATATTATATAAAAATAAAGTAATATTTAGTGAATTATTTGTGTATAATGTTGATTTATTTAATATTTTTATTAATAAAGATGAAAATTGTGTCGAACTTTTTTATAAGTGTATAAATATTTATGATTGAATTATTTAATACTTTTGATGATATTACTTTTGATGATGAGGTTCATAAATATTATAATAGTAATAATGAATTTTATACATCAGTAACAACATTAATACATAAATATGAAACACCATTTGATAAAGATTATTGGTTGCCAATAAAAGCAAGAGAATATAATATATCTGAATCACAATTAAAATATTCTTGGGATTGGTTAAATATATTATCAAAATATAAGGGTTCAGCAATACATAATTATATTGAAAACTTTTATTTAAATAAAAAATATATTTATCCTAAAGATCAAATAATAAATGAATTTGGATATGACCCAATTATTAAAGATTACGATTTTATTATAAAAAATCAATTTAATAAATTTGTTTCAATATCAAAAAATAAACTGGTTCCAATAAAACCAGAGATGATTGTATATGATAATGATTATATGATATCAGGAATGACTGATATGATTTTTTATAATATTAAATTAAAACAATTTCAAATATGGGATTGGAAAACTAATAAAAAACTTGCGATCGAAAATAAATATCAAAAAATGAAAGGGCCATTAATGTATTTAGACCAATGTGAATTAAATACATATTCATTGCAATTACATACATATAAACATATAATAGAAAAAAACACTGGACTTAAATTAGCAGATGAATGTTTTATTGTATGGTTTTATGAAGATAATGATAGTTTTCAAATAATTAAAACAAGAGATTTTAGATATGAGGTTAGTATGATGATAGAAGATTTTGTTGAAAATAAAAAAAGGGAGAATTAATCTCCCTTTTATTTTCTTAGTATCTGTGGATACAATCTCTAGGTTGAACTTTAATTTTTATAATTTGTAGTTCATCGTCTGCCATGTCTCTTTGACCAAAATCGATATCAGCAACAAGACATTCTCTTAATTCCCATTTATCGACCTCAACACCAGTTGGATCAAGAGATTTTAAGAAAAGATTTTTCAAATAACCAGCAGCATAACCTTGTCTACCAGTTAATGATTCTGAATGTAATCTTAGCCAATCCATAACCTGAGAGGTTGTTGATGTACCCATTGTAACAATTAATTCAATGTCAATTGGTTCCCATTTATATTTACCAACAACATATGAGAAACTATTTAAAAATGGTATTTCAACAACATTATGAGTAACTTTAGGTGCGCTAAATGTTCTAACTTTCCATGTTTCTAAACCTAACTCAGCAGGAAATTCAGCAACAAATCTGTTATTTCTAAGAGGTTCAAATGTACTAGGTACATTTAATAATAATTCTGCCATATATTTATTTCAATTTATTCTTTATTAATTTATTATAAATACTATTAAATAAAAAAAGCCACAAATAATGTGGCTTTTTATATTAATAATTTATAATTTAATTTTCTTTCTTTTTATCGAAAACTGACCACACCACACCAATTAACGTGACAATAAGACCAATAATTTCTTGAAGCACTGCTTCATCTAAGTGTCCAAGAGTAACAGCAATACCACCACCAAATGTTAACAAGTGTCTGATGATACCTAATAATTTTGTTTTCTTTTCCATTTTTAAGATATTTATTTATGTAATTAATTTAGATATTTGAGAAGAATGCGCCTGTTGGAGTTATGTAGAAATCAACACCAATAAATTCTAATGCTGGGGTTGGTTGTAATTCAATTATGAAATACAATTCATTTCTATCAATTGCTTCAGGTGTATTCAGTTCTGAATTTGGTCTAATACTATAGAAATTTAAACCTCTTTCTCTTCTAGTATTTTCTAATATTGGTGTTACTTTAGAAATAAATTCGTCTATAACTGTTTGATCATTTTGATTAAATAATAATCTAACTGCAATATTTGCTACCTGTCTTCTTAATTCTAATAATAATCTTCTAACATTAATTCTATCTAAAGCAGAATCTTTAAATTGTAATGTTTTTTGACCCATAATACTTACACCAGTATTAGGGAAAAAAACTAATGGATTAATTCTATTTCTATACAAAGTGTCTCTTTCTGGTTTTTTCAAAATTCTCTTAGTTCTTCTTGCATTAACAGTACCGTTTTCAAGACCTGCTGGACTAAACCAAGGGAATTTTTTATTATCAACAAATGCCATAGCTCTTACAACTTCTCCTGTTGGTGGAATAAACACATTAATATTATTATCTCTATCAAAAACCTCAATATATGGGCTATATGTTGCAGTATAACTACTATCAATACCAGTGTCACTCAATAGGTCTGAAATTTCTTCAGCATAACCAGCAGTTGAAGCTATATCTGGCGCATCTACAACATATATTGAGTCTTTTCTTTCTTCCTCAATCATTTCAATTGTTTCATTTACTAATGAAAGATTATCAAAGAAATTAATTCCTGGAGTTGCAAATATGTTTATTAATACTTGTTCAGGGTTATCAAAACTAAATATTGCATTTCTATACGCATAATAATCTGACTCAGGAAAATCAAATGTTGAATTAGGTCTGAATAATTCTGTATTTGTTCTCATATTTCTATGAATATCCCATCCATCAAAACCACCTGCTGGAACTAAAGTGAACTTTACTGTTTGAATATTATTATATGGGTTAGAAATATCATTTTGATCAGATTGTGATTTATATGATGCTAATCCACCTTCAAAATCACCCAAAATATAATCACCATCGGTAATATCAGAAAGTGACTCAATATCAGAATCTAAATGGAATCCTTTTGTTTTATTTAAATTATTAGTAACACTACCTATATAATTAAACATATTTTGGTTAATACCGTTTCCTTTATATGCTAGACCATCAAATGCTTTTTCACTAATACCTAGAAATGTTTTTCTAATCTTATCAGTTGTAGAATACGATTTTTTGTATATCATTTTTGTGTTTGTAAAATCACCCAAAGAATTATAATCTCTCACTTTATAACCTTCAAAACCGCATGGTAATGAATCTTCAGAAAATGAATCACTCATTTCAACCATCACGTATTTTGATCTTAATGGATATTTTTCATCTGTCGTACCTATTCTTCTACCGATAAATGAATTAATACTTTCATTCATTGTACATCTTGTAAATGATTCTAATATAATCTGATTATCATCAGTATCATTAAAATCTCTAATAAATAAATCGAATTCTTGTGTATTAAAATTAACGTTTGCAATAGATATTTTAATTTCTTTATTAGCAGAATCACCGTCTGAAATACTGATAAGTTTAAATAATCTTTCTAATGAATTACCTCTTAATTGAGAAACAATCCAAGGTGTTTCAGGTGTCTGATATGGTGATTTATAGTCACTTACAGAAATATCATCAATTTCAAAAATATTTAATCCATTGATAAAATTAACATCGTTTGCGAGTTTTTTTATTAATTGTGGATATACTGATTCAACATATATTGGTGTACTTTTTTGTTTAGACATATCACCAAAAACTTTTGAAATGAAATTTGGTGATGATTCATTTAATGAAACAATATATTCTACTGGTTCTGAATTAACAATTACAATTATTTTAAAATCTGATAGAATATCATTATCAGATGATATGTTTTCAATATTAATTTCTGTTGCTCTGAAATTAATATTTACGTTTCCACTATAATCAGCTTTTGATCTTAAAACACCTATAACTATATTATTATACTCATTATCATCAGATGCAGTAATTACCCATGCTTTACCAGCATCATATCCAGATAAACCTAATACTCTTGTAACGTATAATTGATTTGATTCTGATAAATATGAATCAGCATAATAAGGTAAAGTATATTTAAGCTTACCACCTAATTTTTCTGGTGATCTACTTCCGAATCTTGTTCTAAAATCAGTCTTGGACGTAACAAGTACAGGTTCAAATGCAGCCCCTTTTTGTGTTTCACCAACCATACCTAATGTTGTTAAACCAATATTGGTTATAGGAAAAGTTAAATCTTTTTCTCTAAATTGAACTGTCGGTGAAATAAATACGAAATCTGACATATTTTTTTATTATTTAATGTTTTATTAATTTTTATATAAATACTTTTTTATTTTAAAAAATTTATATTTGTATTATTATTTAATAAATTAATACCAAACTATTTATATTCAACACATAATATTAAAATGTCAAAAGATACTATTAGAATTAATACACTTTTAAATCAAAAAAATAAACATTTACAATTTAAATTAGATCAAGAATTTGATAATTTAGAAATATTATCTTTGAAAATAAATCAATCAGAATTATATAGAAATTTTAATAGTGATTACGGATGCTTAATTGGTAGAGTAATTGCTAATGGGGGTGTTGGTATTCCAAATGCAAGAGTATCAATATTTATACCTGTTGATGAAAACGAATCAGATATTATTAAAAGTATATATAATTTTAAAACACCACAAGATTTAGACCAAAACGGAAAACCATATAATTTATTACCAAGAGTTTCACAGGTATCACCATTTTCAGATTTAAATCAAATTAGAGCTGGTTATGGTTACACACCTAAAACACCGTTAGGTAGTTTTCCAACAAAAGAGGAAATACAAATAAATGAAGATTTATTGTACGTATATAACAAATACTATAAGTATAGTACTGTAACAAATGAAGCAGGTGATTATATGATATTTGGATTACCTATTGGATTACAAACAGTACATTTATCTGTTGACATTACTGATATTGGAAGATATTCAATGACACCATCATTAATGATAAAAAAACTTGGTTATTCTGAGGATTTATTTATTGAAGATGGCACACTAATTAAAAAGGTTGATAATTTATTTGATGCACCAAATGTAATTATTCAAAATGTTGGTGTTGATATTAGACCTTTTTGGGGAGATAAAGAAAATTTTGAAATAGGTATAACAAGACAAGATTTTCAAATAAAAACTGTACTAAATGGTTCATTTGTTGTTTTTGGTACTAATATAACAATGCCTCAAACAGGTGCATTTGGAATGTCTGATCAATATGGTGATTGTATAGGTAATAATGCCAATACATGTGCATTTACAACAGTTAATAAAACTAATGTTGAAGCAAATAATATTAATAAATTTAGAACAATAAACCCTAATATTGAGGTATATACAATATCAAATAATATATCTGATGAACAAATACTAAATAAAGATTTTGATATTAATCCACCTAGTATAATTATGTTAGATAAATCAGAATATAGTGAATATCAAAAAAATGGTTCTTTTTGTTTAATAATACCTTGTAATAGAAAGAAAGTTATTACAAATGAATTCGGTGAAGAAGAGGTTGTTGAAAATAATAATCCTAATGGAATATTTACTGAGTTTAATGGTTATATGTTATTTGATTCTGATGATTCTGATATTAATGTTCAAAATACCACCGATAGATTAGAAAAAAGAAGAGGGGCACCAATATTTAAAAGAGCAAAATTTAAAATTCCACAAGAAAAAGCTTCGTTGTCAAGAACCAATGCAAATGAAAATATTGAATTTATAAAGGCAAATCAAAATTTTAAATCAGGTAAATATTATTCAGTTTCACAATTTTATATGGTATCATATAGAGGTAATGATAACGATGAATGGAGTAATAATGATATAACTAGAAATCCAAAAAACACACTTGGTTTAATAATAGCTAATAACGTAATTAATGACCCTGAAGATTCTGGTGATGGTACAATTATTAATCCAGAATCAAATAATTTAACTTTTCCTTTTAATTTTATAACAGGAAATGAAAAAAGATTTGGATCACAATGGATTAATTTTTGTTTATTTCATTTACAATACGGTGCAACGGATAGAAAAAAGAATGATTTAATACGAGTTTCAGGAATGGTACTACCCGAAAGTAGATCAAGTGATATGTATTTTTTAAAACCAAATAATCAAAATTTAGGTGGTGGTAAATTTAATAGTGAAGGGTTTATCAATGGACAAACAAATTATTTTAGATTCGTTGAAGTTTCAATAAATGATATTTTATTAATGAAAAATATTAATAATAAAATAATAAGAAAAAATGAAATATTTAATAATAATCTAGTTTCACTTGAAAGTAATTATAATTATTCACAACATAATTCAGTTATATTTATACCAAATAATACAAATGAAACTATTAATAATATAACAAATAGAAGAATACAAGGTATAAACTATGTTGATAATAACAAGGGTGCATTTATTTATAAAGGTTTAGGTGATAGTGATTGTATAAATTATTTATTTGAATTAAACTTAATATAATGAAAATTATTAAGCCTGATCTTAAAGTATTAAATAAACAAAACGTAAATATTAATAAAATTATTGAATTTGAAAATAATTATATTGATCAAAATAATGATTTTAATAATTATAATTTAAATTTAATAGATTTATTTGTACACGAAAGAGAAAAAAATAAAAATTATAAAATTTACGGTAAAATTGATTTTTCATCGATATTAAATAATTTAAATGTTAATTATTTCTATAGAGAAGATTTTTTTATTAAATATTCTAAAGAATTATCAAAAAATATTGTAAACTCTTTTGATGTTTATTTATTACATAAATCTGAAGAATATATTGATTTAACTGATAAATATATTTATAAATATAAAGTTATTGCAACACCAAAAGATATCGATATACTTAAAGTTAGTATATCAAAAAATATTTTTTACGAAGATCAATATTTTTATAATGTAAAAAAAAATATTAATATTGATAATATTTTTGATGCAAGAAAAAAACCTATAACAGAATTATTTTTATATTTTAAGTATAAAGACTATTTTAATAAAAATGAAAAGATATATAGAAAAGATTATGATAAATTTAGTGATGAAAATAATTTTAAACTAATTGAAGTAGAAAATGATATATTAACAAATGATGATGAAGTGTATGGAAGTTTATTTAATATAGATAAAAATCTTTTTGATGAAAATATTATTAATAAACAAGAATATTATATTGACTTAGAAATTGAAAATGAACAAAAAATTAGATTTAAATATAATCCTTTTGTTGAAATAAAAATAAGAGAATACTCAAGTAATATTAACTTTTCAAATATTAAACTAAAAGATATTATATCAATTCCTAATTATGCAATTAAAGTAGATAATTTTGATAATTATATATGGAGAGATATATATGAATATGGATATATTGATCCAATAAATAATTCTGGGTTAGACTTTCCATTTATAAATAATATGCATTATGTTTATAATAATATAAATTTAAATGTAATACCAGATATTGATAATCAACCAACAAAACAGTTCTTTAACGAAATTATAATAAATTCATATAATACTAATTTATTTAATAATAATTCTTTAAAAATTTTAAAACAATGTTAGAATACAAAGAGGTAACTTTAAAAAATATCACATTTCCTATTGAAAATAAAAATAACACTATAAAAGAAAATAATTTTACTTTTGATGATGTAAATGTAAATCCTATTATTAATAATGAATCTGATATTGTAAAAATTATAAGACCTGTTACAATTAAATTAAATTTTCAAGATGATAACCAATTTTTTTCTGATTTAACATATGCAGGATTAACATTAGATGATATTAACACAAAAAATAAATATTTTAGATATTCAAATATAATAATGTTTATTTTTGATGATATAAATATAAGTAGCCAAAACTTTGTACACGTATCATATATACCTTTATATAATTTTTTATTTAATAATAGCACAAGTATATTTAATCTTAATTTAAATGATGAATACATGTATATATATTTAAATAAAGAATACGAAAAAAATAAAATATACTATTGTAGGTTTTATTATTCTGATATAAAAAATGGTAAAATATATTCATTTAGAAATAATAATTTCTCTTTAACAGGTGATGGTCGATTATATTATGAAATATTTATAACAGATCAAAATACAGCATTTTTTACTGTAAATAATATTGATTTATTTCAAATAAATAATATCGAATATGATAATATTGTTAAAGCTAAAACCTTAGAAAATACTTCAATATCAATACCATTTAAAAACGATAAAGTTTTTAAAATTAATGGAAGATATTTTAATATTATTTAAGCATTTTTCTTAATTGTTAATATTTTTCCTCTATTATTTCCCTGCCTTTTTTCAATATGAATCCAAGATGGTTCACCTGATAAACTAGGAAATTCATTAATTAAAACATCAAAATCAAATATTTCTTTATTTTGAACAATATAATCAAACAACATTCTGTTTGAATTTATAGAAAATCCATCACTTGTTACAACAGTTTTACTAGTATCATTTATTTCAAAATCCATAGCATATCCAATTTGATGTATAGAATTAACAGCACCATTAACAGCTCTATTAACTTGTGGACTTCTATAAAATGAATTAATTCTAATATTACCATCTAAAAGATCATATAATTGATCATATAATTTACCTAAGAATTTAATGTTTAACAAAATATCATTTGAACCAACATTTAATGCAGATACAATATTATTATCTAATTGTACACTAGTTTTAATAACATCATTATATGTTAAATATTTTGAAATTTTGTAAGATGAATTAACAGTTGTAGTATCGGTTTCATCATCATAATCAACATCTTCTCTATTTACAACATTACTTGTTGATGTTTTTATTGGGATAATATCACCATCATCAATATCACAAGTAAAATATCTATTTCCATTATTTTTTGAAACACTTGTAGTTACAAATGGTTTTTCATGTACGGATATTCTAACACCAGAAAAAGAGGTTTTCATAAAATTGTTTGAATCAATTGTATGCTCAACATTTAATATCATATATCCACCCCTAAATAACGGTACATTTTCTAATTGAAAAAACTGGGTTGGTTGTATAAGAGCATTACCAAGCATATCAATTTTACATGTATAACTTCTTTGTTCAAGAACACTAAATATATTTTGTGATATATTTAATGGGTTTGCATCATTAGTTGTACCATCAACTATTTGTGATAATATTTTTAATGATTCATTTGTTGGTTGATGTTCCTCAGTATTTAGTTGTATTCCATTAAATATTGATTGTTCGTTTTCACCAAAAGATACTTTAAAAACATTCACTGGTTTTGATAATAAATCTTTTGAAATTTTTACTGGATTAGTAAAATCAACACCATCATCATGATAATATGATGAATTTTCATTGTTAGCGTATGAAGACGTATTTCCAATATACATACAAGTAAATGATGGTGTACTAACAACGCCATCAGCAGGTGTTTTTATTTCAAATAATTCATTAAAATCATCAGTAAAATTTATAAAATTTTGTAAGGGAAAGAATTCATAACCATTATCCCCAAGTAATTTAGAAAAAACACTTAAAATGTTTATATTAAAATCATTTTCTAACTCGGCAAGAACTTTAATATCAATAATATTTTCATCACCAATATTATTACCAACTCTATCTATAAAGCTAAAATAATCTATAAAATCTTTATCTTCATCTTCAATGACACTATAACCGTAGTCTTGATTTAGTTTATTTTTTTTATTTAATGATGTTGTTAACCATCTATCAACAAAATTTTTGAATGAGTAATAAACTTCTTGTTTTGCAAGGTTATCAACATTTGTAACTTCGATACGATTATTTTCTTTTTCTTTTTCATCTGCTTTATTTGCTAATTCATTTTTTATGTATTGATATAATATTGAAATAAATTTTGAAATATTAGTTTGATTGTTTTGTATATAATTATTTTCTGATAAAATATTTTTATTAATATTAACTCCACCTTTAATGAAATCAATTGAGTTTATTAATATAATTTGTTTTACACCAATATTATTATTTATCTCATTTAGTATATCTGAATTATCATTAATTAAACTAATACGTTTTCCATCATTTCTATCAAGAATCTTCTTTAATCCATAATAATATTCTTCGATATTTTCATTATAATAATTTATTAAAGAATCACTATCAATGTTAGATAGATTAGCATAAAATAAATCAACATTTAAAATTTTATCTAGCAAATTACGTGTACTATTATATCTTACATTATCTTTTACATGTTGATATGAAAATGATGATAATTTAATTGCAGCAATTTGCATTAATCTAAATTTTGGTATAGAAATTGCACCAACAAAATTTGATAAATTAGTTAATTTATCAATATTATTACCAAATAATAATAATGTTATTAATATTTTTTTCTGATCTTCATTATATTGATCAGAAATATAAATTGATAAAATATCTTCGTTTAAATTAGAAAATTCTAAAGTATCATCAATTTCTTCTACAACAGTTTTTTCTGTAAAAAAATTTTCACCTATAAAATACGATTTGTTATTATCATTTGTATCATGGAAATACAGTAAGTTATTTTTATCAATTGTTAAACCATATTCATTTTCATTAATAATTTTAAATTCTTCATTAAAACCGTTAACAGATGTTAAAAATAATTTTTTACTATTTAAATTATTTATTAGTTTTGTTATTAATGTATTGTTCGAATCTTCTGATAAATTTAAAATACCATAATTATTATTTCTACCAATAATATCAATACCTTTGAAATTTTCATTAAAATATATATCGTTTTCTTTTCTTGGTATATATTCCGAAAAATATGTATTATAATTACCACCATTTGCAAGTATTTCTAAATCATTTAAAACTGATCTGATTAACTTTGTATTGTTTAAAGACTCGACTATATTAATACCCTCTGATTTTGAAATAAAATCTAAGAAATTATCACTAAATTCAAATTGAACAGAATAACCTATAATATTAGTTTTTATATCTCTTTTAAATATAATATCTTTACTATAGGTATATTCGGTATAAATAATATATCTATTTATTAATTCATAAATAATATCTTTAGGATTATAAATATCAATATATGGTGTTGAGGCATTAAATGATTGTTCAGGTATATCATAAACGTTATTTGGTATCCATTTTTTTGATCCGTTATTATCTAATTCAGCACGAACATTTTCTTGTTCTCTTCTAATTCTAGTGTTAATAAAAGATGCGATAAAATCTTCAACAAATTTAACCTCTGGTAATTGTCTTAATAAAAAATTATTATTAATATTTCCAGGGTAAGCTTTTTTATTATTTTCATCAATAACATCTGGAAATGGATATAAAAAACTAATATTTTTATTTATAAAAGTTTTATTGTTATTTATTAAAGAATTTCTAACTTCGTTTGTATTGATATAATCAATTGAATCATTATATGTTTTTATAATTTTTTTAAATAAAATATCAATATCATCACACATTATTCTAAAAACATTTTTTATTGTTGGTGTAAAACCTAATGTTTTTGTTGTTATTTCATCAATATCATTATTTATTTCATTTGCATAATCGCATAATATAACTTTATCAGATTCATAAATATTAATTAAATATACAAAAATGTCTGACAGATTTAAAATATTATAAAATGTCCCAGCACCAAAACCAATTTCTTTTATCTCAATTCTTAATGGATAATTTTTTAAAAATAATTCAAAATTATTTTCACCGATTATAGCTTTTTTGAAAAATTTAATTAGATTGTTTGAATCTGGTCTTGTTGTAGGATTAACAGGAAATTTATCAATAATATAAACTTCATTCTCAATATTCTTTAATTCATCTTTTGTAAAACTTGTCAATGGAAATTTATTTTTTAATTGTGTATCAAATCTAATTACATTTACATTAAATAAATTTAAATCATCGGTAGAAAAGATGTACTTACCGTTTATTATTGATTTTAATTGTTCTAATTTATTTTTTAACTCAGTATATTTTCTGATTGTATCAGAATTTTCTTTAAACTGTGATAAATAATAATTTAATGTTTTTGATCTTGATATTAACTCTAGAGTAGTATTTATATTCTCAGTCTTATCTAATCCTTTTGTTTTTGAATCTTCACCAATATAAGGAGCCTCTATTACATATCTAAATAAAATGTCTGATAATGGTGCAAAAGTGTTACCCAAAAAATTAGCGGTAATACTATAATTTCCATCATCAGCACTAAAATTTGTGTTATATTTTAAAAGGTGTAATTTATATTCAACTGTTTTACCATAAAACCCCTTTATTTTTAATCTAAATAATGTTGGTGGAAACATTGTCAATACTGAGTATGGTGAATCAGTTCTTTTATTAAAAAATGATTGACCCTTAATATCAATAAATTTAATTGTAACAGTTGGAACATATGAAGAGTTTGTAACGATATTAATCGACTCAATACCAAACCCTTCAAAAGTTGTTGTCGTACCGTTTTTATCGTATATTTCAGTGTAATCAGTAGTAAATAACTTAGTACCGATTTTATATCCCATTAAGTTTACCTGATCATATGAGTCATTTCTTTCTATTCTACCAGATGTTCTAAATACTGTATTACCTCTTGATTCTGCGATTAAATCTACATATATAAATAATTTATCAGCATTATTTATACCTGCTTTTTGATTATTAGGATCAATTATATTAATATTTGAAATGTTTTGCATTATTTTAAATGTTTAAATAACCACATGTGTTCAGGTGCAATAGGTGATGGTCTATTGTTTATAGGTTGTACTGATTTAACTACTTCACTTTGTTTATCTGTACCATTAATTTTACTGATTGCTTTTAATGCTGCAACCAATGCATCTTTATCATTTGAAAATTTATTATCTAATTCATATGATATTACATAAATACCAATAGCTAACGCCATAATAAGGTCATCATGAAATGATCTTCTATGATCTGCAACTCTAGATTCATGTGAAACAAATGTTTTAAATTCTGACATTATTCTATTTGATTTTAATATTATTTCACGCATTTCTATCACACGTTTCATTTCAATTAAAACCATTCCTCTATTAGTACCAATAGTAAAACCTGGTAAATATATTTTACCATCTATTTCTTTTGCGTATGATATTAATCTTGCTTTTATTTTTTCGTTTCTTACAATAGAATAATGTATGTTTGTATAACCTAATTCTATTAGTTTTTGTACTGTAGTAACACCAATACCACCAGTAATATCAATTACTGCGTATGCATTATTATATCTTAAACCATATCTATATGCAATTTCTGCAAGTATATCTGGTGATATTTTCCCTTCAAACTCCAATACTTGTTCAAGAATATTATCACCAATTTTTAATATCTCAATTGTTGAATTATCTTCGGATGTACCACTAGAAACATCAATTGTCATCAAATATTTTTCACCTTCAATAGGTTCTTCAAAAATAAATGTAGCATCATCCATTTCTGTCCTAATAGGCTCTTCCACATAATATTCTTCATAATATTTAATATCAAGATTATCAATGAAATTATTACCAGAACCTAAAAAATCACCTTTAATTTCTTGATTAATTTTATGTTTATCATACTTATATTCTTTACACATATCCTCAAACCAAGGTGATGTTGGTTCATATCCTTCTGATAAATATTTTTTAAAGTTTTCAGCGTTATTATCCTCTATAACGCTATCAACAGTTTTATCAGGATCATTTGGATCATTAGCACTAATCTTTTTAACCCATTTTAAATTTTGATTATATCTTGGGTCTTCATACCAATAAATTTCATTTAAATTAAATTTTGATTTTTTATTTTTAACGGCAGCATATGTTTTATAAAATACAGGATCAAGACCATTAGGTGTTTGATGACCAATTATTCCATTATATATTACCGAATGTGCATATTTATCTTCATTATTATTAGGTAATGAAAAATCATATGTATATTCTTTATTTTGTTTTGTTGAAATTACTGTGTCATAAAAAATATTATCGTTAACATATTCATTTAACGCCTCTAGATTATTTTCTTTTATTATTTTTCTAATTTCATTATATGAATAAAATTTAAGATCAAATTTGTAATCTGTTATTGTATTAAGATTTATTATTAAACCTAAAGGTATAGTATAATCATATACAATTTTTTTATCCTTTTGTAAATCCTTATAATTAATTTGCTCTAGTTTTAAAATAAATGAACTTTCTATTGAAAAACCTTTTAAATATTTTGAGTAATCTTTAATTTTTGACAAATAACCCATATTTAATAAAATTTGTTGTATTTGTTTTATGAATAATAAGGAATCAGATTCAATAATATTTGATTTATTTAAAAAATACAATTGTTTTACTAAAGTTGATAATAGTTTATATTCTAAACCTAAAATAAATTTTGGTAATTTTTTTTCTTTTTTAAATTTGTTTAATCCACTTTTTGTATAAAAATTATATAATTTGTATGATTTAACATGTAATATGTTATTCTCATAAAATATATGTTTAGTATTGATTTTTAAAATTTTTGTTAATGTATTATAAATTTTTTCAAATAAATTATCATCGATATTAAAAAAATATATATTCGGCATTCCAGCAATAATTTCATATTTTGAATTTGAAATAAAAATAGAATATAATAATATTAAATCTTCATTTAAAATGTAATTATACACTTTTTTATTCATTTGAGAATTAACAACATTTTTTACAATATTATTTTTTCCCCCACATTTCATTCTATATTGGATTGCAATTAAATCATCTTTTAAAATCTTATCAATAGTTTGATATCCTAAATAGCCATTTCTAGTATTATATGAAAACAATTTATGTGTTAAACTTCCCTCGATATTAGTAAACTCAGTGTTAATTATTTTTGTTGTTGTTAATCCATTATTATGAAATAATGATCCTGATCTTTTTTTATTTTTACCTAAAACATTATACTCTTTTACGAAATAACTTTCAGGTTCATTATCGTCAACAAAATCTTTTATATATTCAAGTCCATTATCTGTCCATATTGCAGTATCTTTTACAACACAAGAAACAAATGCACAATGACCACCTGTTGCCAATGAAGGCCATACAGCAGTCCAAAATACATCACCATTCTCTGCGTGTGCAGTTTCATCCCAAAATAGAAAAGTTGGTGTCATCCCTCTAAATTTCTTTGTTGCAAAAGCTTTTACTTCTGAACCATTCATATATCCTTTGTGAGTTGCTTTATCTGGTTTACTAATTACAGGATGTAAAAATGGTGGTAACATATCAATAAAATCAATTACATCTTTCATTAATTCATCTCTTGCAGTTTCAAGTTTATCCGCAACAATAGCAACCTTTCTATTTTTTCTAAATGAAATATACCATGCTAAATATGCACAGGTAATTGTTGATATACCTGCCTGTCGATATTTATTTGTTAGATTTAATCTAAATTCTTCATATGATCTAATAATTCTTTTTTGAAAATCAAATAATATAAAAGGTACGATTTTATTTACTCTTTGGTCAAAAACCTCAAAAAATGTTTCAATAGTAAAAATAGGATCAGTTGCACATTGAATATACAAATCTAAAACTTCTTGATTATTTAGTTTTGTAATATGTTTTATAACACCATCTTTAGTTTTTATTTTTCTATCTTCCCAACTCATTATATATTTTTTTTACATATAAATACTGTAACTATATCATTTATTAAAAATTATAATTTTTTGTAATTTTTTGTATTTTTTTAAAAAATTTACAAGATTTTCTGTATTTATATAAAATAAATAAATATGAATGATATTTTAGATACTAGATATACTAAATTAAATAAAATTTTAACAAGAAATAGTGGATTAGTACAGCCTGAAATGGATGGTAGTTTTATTTTAAAAGGTAAAACACCTGATGATATTTATAAACAATATCAAGAATTAAAACAGACTAAATTTTTATCTAATCAATATTTTTCAATTGAAAAATCTCATTTGCAACAAGTAATGCATTATGAGGCACAAAGAATACATGCGTTTACTGATTATGAAGGAATGGAATATTATCCATTAATTGCAAGCGCACTTGATTTATATATGGAAGAATCTACTGTTATTGGTGATAATGGTAAAATGTTAAATATATACTCAAAATCACCAAGAATTAAATCAATTTTAGAAGAGCTTTTTTATGATACTCTTAATATAAATGTTAATTTACCATCTTGGGCAAGGAATCTAGTTAAGTATGGTGATAATTTTTTATATCTAAATATACAATCAGGTAAAGGTATTACGATGGCAAAACAAATGTTAAATATGACCATCGAAAGAAAAGAAGAGATTAGAGATAATAAACTAAGAGTGTATTTCAAAAAAAGAGATTCTGCACAAGAGATGTCAAGAATTGAGGTTGCACATTTTAGACTTTTAGGTGATGATAAATATTTACCATATGGTTCTTCAATATTAAATAAAATTAGAAAATATTGGAGAATGTTGATCTTAGCTGAGGATGCAATGTTGTCATATAGAATTATACGTGCAGGTGATAAATGGGTTTATAATGTTGATGTTGGTAATATGGCAACTGAAGATATTTTACCATACGTTGAAGATTTTGCAAAATCAGTTAAAAGAAAACCTGTTATTAATCCTAATAATGCTAATATTGATTATAGATTTAATATTATTGGTAATGACGAAGATATCTTTATGCCTAGAAGAAATGGTAATACAGGAACATCGGTAGAAAGATTAGAAGGTTCAAATAGTTTTGATAAAATAAATGATATTGAATATTTACGTGATTTATTATTTACAGGATTAGGAATTCCAAAACCTTTTTTAGGATATCAACAAACTGCTGGTGATGGTAAAAATGTTACCCAGCTTGATATGAGATTTTCAAAGAAAGTTAATCGAATTCAACAAGCATTAATCCAAGAATTAACAAATATGGCAATGGTTCATTTATATTTGTTAGGATTTGAAGATGAATTTGATAATTTTTCATTATCACTATCACCACCATCAACACAAGCAGATATTTTAAAAATTGAATTAATGCAACAAAAAATTCAATTATATAATGATATGACATTACCATCAGATAATGGTATTTCAGCAACATCACATACATATGCAAAACAATATGTATTCAATTGGTCAGAAGAAGAAATTATACGTGATCTTGAAAAACAATTTATGGAAAGAATTGTAATTCAAGAAATTCAAAATGCGACAAATAATGTTGCAAAATCTGGTATATTTGAAGACCTATTAAAGAAATACGGATTAAAAACTGGCGAGATACCAATAGGTGCTGTGCAATCACCTGACGGAGAGGGTGGTGAAGGTGGTTCTGATCCATTTGCAGAATCTGGTAGTATTGATTCATTAACAGAACCATCTGGAAATAATGAACCAAAGCAAGAATCTTTTATTAAAGATATTAAATCTAAATCTGAAATTAAGAAGGATTTATTGAAAGAATCTGCAAAAAAATTAAATAAAAAAACAGAAAAACTAATAATTGATATATTAAATAAAGATTAATGTTTTTAATTTCAGTATTTATAAAAAATATTTGTCATGTTAAAAAATTTAGGTACATTAAGTTATATCTTATCAAGAGAAATTACTAACAATATCTTTGAAGGAAAGGATATTTCTAATAGTAACTTTATTAAATTCTCAACTATTATTGCTGAATCTGATGTTTTGTCTAAAGAATATTTAGTTTATAAAAATATTGAATCAAAATATATCAAAGATGATATGCTAGCAAGTAGATATATTGATGAAAACATATCAATTTTTAATAATATTAAATATTCTGATTATGTAAATGAAAATAAAAAATTAGATATTTTTAGTTATGATAATATACCTGATAACAAAAGAAATTTATTCGAGTCAATTCAAACATTAATTACTGAATCAACAATAAAAAGAGGTGTTAAGGCTGTTGATAAGATTCATGATTCTTTTGAAATTGTTCTTGAATATATTAAAAATAATAAAAATGAAACAATATCAGAAGAAACAACATTTGATATTGAACCTGAATTTATTGAAACATTATACACAAAAAGTATAGATATTTTTAACGAAAAATATAAAAATCTTAATGAATATGAAATAAAAATTATCAATAGTATTGATAATGATAATCAAATGGAACATGTTTTTATTGAAATTGTTAATGAAGCAAAAAATAAAATTGAGGTGTTAAAAGAAAAAGAAAATGACGTTGAAGTTTTAACAAAGCTAAATCTTGTTAAGGAGAAACTAGATAATTTTAAATTTAATAAAGATAATTATCTAAATGATGTTGTTAAAGTTTTTGAACTTTATTCTTGCTTATAAAATAATTTGAATATATTTTTGTAAAAAAATATATATGGATTTTAAAACGTTTAAAGCAAATGCAACCAGAACATTACCTGATTTAGGTGATATTCGTTTAGATTATTCCCACATGATGATGGGCGTATTTTCAGAATTAAATGAATTAGAAGATGCTATCAATAAAAATGATATTGTAAATATATCTGAAGAATTAAGTGATATTTTTTGGTATTTAGCATGTTATGATCATTTAAGAAAATTAAATCTTTTCAATGTCTCAGAAATAAATCATAAAGAAAGATCGTATATTGATGATATTATTACAAATATAAATCTATTTTTATTAATTAGACCATATAAAGAATTAGGTAAGCTTTATAAAAATTGTTCAATGTTTACTGATATTGTAAAAAAACATGTTGCATATGGTAAAGAAATTGATCTTAAAGATGAAATGTTATTATTTGGAAGTATAGTTGAAAATTGTGTTTCAATTTTTAATCATTATGGTATTGATGTTAATAAATCAATGGAAAATGTTATAAATAAATTGAAAAAAAGATATCCTAATAAGTTCACAAATGAACAGGCTATTAATAGAGATTTAATTGCAGAAAGAAATGAGCTTGAAAAATGATAAAATATTTGTCCAAATTGCATCTTATCGTGATCCTGAATTATGTAATACAATTGAATCACTTTTAAGTAATGCTGATAATCCAGATAATCTTGTTATTTGTATAGCTTTCCAAAATTCTAAAGAAGATGTTTTCACAACAGATATCAATACATACAAATATGATAAAAGATTTAAAATAATTGATATTGATTATAAAGATTCTAAGGGTGCTTGTTGGGCTAGAAATTTAATACAACAGTATTACGATAATGAAGAATATACTTTACAATTAGATTCACATCATAGATTTGTTAAAGGATGGGATACTATTTGTAAAAAAATGTATTCTAATCTTCAAAATTTAGGTCATAAAAAGCCTCTCATAACAGCATATTTACCATCATATGATCCATCTAATGATCCTGATGGTAGAATTATGCAACCTTGGAAAATGAATTTTGATAGATTTACACCAGAAGGTGTTATATTTTTTTTACCCGCTACAATTGATGAATATAAAGTTTTATTTTTACCTGTTAAAGCAAGATTTTATTCCGCACATTTTGCTTTTACTACTGGTGATTTTTGTGTTGAAGTTCAACATAATCCTGAATATTATTTTCATGGGGAAGAAATTTCTATAGCTGTAAGAGCATATACATGGGGCTATGATTTATTTCACCCACATGTTTTAGTTGCATGGCATGAATATACTAGAAACGGTAGAAAAAAACATTGGGATGAAAA